CGACGGTTTTATGAAAAATCCTCGCACGCGACTTTTTGACACCCCATGAAACTCCGTGACCGGCTATCGGACCGAGAAATCGCGCAACTTCACCTGGAAGCGTATCACGCCATGCTGCCGCCCTACGACCTGCTCAAGCCGGACCAGGATCTTTTGCCCCCGCCGGTGGTGGCGGGGCAAACGCTGCACCCGGCGTTCTGGTTCGCCGGCCAGCTGTTACAGGAGGGCGAACCGCTCACCGCGTTTTTCGTCCGGGGAAAACTGACATGGCTCTTGACTTCTACGGAAACTCTGGCACTGTAAGGGGCGACATGAAATACCACCTTGTGACTTATACTGATATGAACCACTACCACGTTTACGCCAGCCACGAAGCCCGGGCCACCGCGCTCATTTCCGAGTTGACGGACGCCGGGCTTCGCATCATCGACCGCGTCGGTTCGGAAATCCTCGTCGAGGGAACCGCGGACCAAATCGCACAATTCATCTCAAACCATCGAGCGGGCCTTGACATCCCGCCAATCTATGGCACTGGTAAGGATAGAATATGAACATCTACCTCATCGAACGAACCGACTGCTGCGACTACGACGAATTTGACTCGGCGGTTGTCTGCGCCGAGGACGAGGAATCCGCGCGGGACCGGCACCCGAATGGGAGCCAAGTGGACTGGGCAGCTCTCCCGAAGTGGGGGACCTGGGTGACGAGCCGGGACATGGTAACTGTCCGGCTCGTAGGAGTGGCCGCGCCTTTTTCGGTGGCGGGGGTTATCCTCAGCTCTTTCAACGCCGGCTGAAACCATCAAACCAAATGAACGACCTAGCTACAATCCAACGAATCAACAACGCCATCGAATCCGCCAAGCAGCGGAAACTCGCCAAGGCGACGAACGCCCGCAAGAAAACCGTCAAGGCCACCGCGGAAGCCCGCGCTGCCGCGGAGCGCAATCGCACCGGGAGGGGAAACTAATGGGCCACTACGCCAGCGAGATGTGTTGCCCCGAGGACCGGTCAAAGAAGGACCCGGGGGAAATCGACCAGCTCGAACTAGACTACGCCCTGGGGCAGCGGCGGTTCGTGCGCCACCTGGACGACTGCATGCGCATCGTGAAGGTGGTGCGCGCGGCCGGCGCCGAGCTGATGCACTACCAAGCGGAGCGCATCTGGCAGTGGCATAGCGATAGTCGGAGCGTCCCGTGGGTGAGCGTAGCGGCTTGCTCGGACCGGGACATCCTGGGGGCGGTCCGCGCGTTTATCAAACACCACAACCGACTCGACTCGTGAAGACCAAAGCCAAGAAGAAATTGCGAAAGCGCATCGCGCGCAAGCTGGCCACCGCCTTGCCCGCGACGCCGCTCCGCATCGAGGTCTCCCATCTCACGCACTGGCGCACCAAGACCGGCGAGGTGTTGCCTTTTCGCGACATGGAAATCAATCACCTGCTCAATGCGCGCCGGCTGGTGAGCCGACGCATCGCGCGGATGATAGAGGTGGAAGCGGCCATGGCGCGTGAGGTGGCGCTCCGGCTACTCGCCCAGCACGACGACAAAGGGAAGTATCCGGCGCCGGACCCGGGCGACGCGCGGGACTGGTGGGATGCCTACGGGTGGAACGGCGAAACGCCCATACTGAGCTAGACGACATCGCAAAATTATGACGACCATGACCATGGCTGAAGTGGAAGCCGCCTTCAGGGCGGACCTGAAGGCGCTGCTCTTGAAGTGGAACGCGGAACTTTCCGCCGAGGACCACTACCCAGGCTGGCCGGAGTGCGGCGAGGACGTCCGCATGACCGTGACGGTGCCCGCCATCTACGAGGCCGGCGAGACGGTGCGCGAGTGGACCAACATCGACCTGGGGAGGTGCGTGTGAAACAGCTCGGTCGCGGGCTGTTCGCCCTTGTGGGCCTGCTAGTGGTCTTTGCCGCAATCCTCGCGCCGGGGCTACTGGCTGCCTACGTGCATTGGACTTTTTTGTTCCTTTACGTTTTGCCCATCGCGTATATACTGGGCGACGAGGACCTTTGACGGGCTATTGAAATGAGAACCTTCGTATGAGTGACCTGTTGCAATTTATCAAGGAAACCGAGGCGGCGCATTTTCGCACGGTCCACGACACGGGCGCGAATCTGAACGCGCTTCTCGTTTGGAATCTCGTGCGTGAACACGCCGGCTTGCCGCGATTGCGGCTGAGCGACCTGCGGTCGTATTGTTCCAAGTGCGCTTGCTACCACACTACCCCGCATTGCCATTGAGGACCTTCGCATATCTGCGCGTCAGCACCAAGGAACAGCTCGACATGAACGGGCTGGACCGGCAGCGCGACGCGGTGCGCGCGTATGCGGACCGCGCCGGGTTCACCATCGCGCGCACGTTCGAGGAACAACAGTCCGGCGGCGCGGCGTTCGAGGACCGGCTCATGCTAATTGAGATGCTGGAACTCGCGGTAGCCTGCGACGTGGGCGCCATCATCGTCGAGCGCGCGGACCGCGTGGCGCGCGACCTCATGGCCCAGGAACTTTTTTTCGTGAAGTGCCAGGAGCAGAACGTCAAGGTGTTCGCTGCGGACACGGGCCAGGAGCTTACCTGCAAGGACGGCGACCCGACCCGCGTGTTGCTGCGGCAACTGCTCGGCGCGCTGGCGCAGTGGGAGAAGGCCGTCATTGTTAAGAAGCTGCAAGACGGCCGGCGGCGCACGGCGGCGAAGACCGGCCGGCCCTGTGGCGGGCCGCGGCGGTTCGGGGATAACCCGGACCCGGCCGAGAACGCAGACGAGCGGCATATCCTCGTCGTCATCCGCGACCTGCGCCGGCGAGGGATGACCTATCAGGTCATCGCGGAGCGGCTGCGGCAGCTCGGGCACCGGGCGCCGTCGGGCCAGACTTACTGGCATTCCAGCACCGTGATGAGGCTTGACAAATCACCAGAACCGCCCACTTCTTAGGTGGCACTATGAATTTTTTCGCCGAGCCTCCAGCTAACGCTGGTCGTCGAAGGTCCTGCCCCCAGGATTCGGTAACGGGGCAGGCGGTCAGGGGCACCGCATTCCAGCCAAAGAAAGTCTCCACCAATTTGACGGGACGAAGCGTTTTGGCCGAGCACCTAAATGGTCCGGCAAGGGGCGTTGAGTCTTCGGACCGTCAGCGGGTCAATGATGACAGCGGGGTATTAAGCCCGCAGCCCGTCATCCGAGGCAGCCTGCGTCAGTGGCTTAAACAACGCGCCCCTTACTTTCTATGCGCGGGTTGGACAACCTGAAGCTGTGGTTCCTCCTAACGGTGATGCCGACCGTCGTCGCCATCGGCGAGGTCTGGCTGGCCCTGCGGCGCCGGCCACGCAACACCTACCTCGTCGCGCTGGGCCAATGTTACTTTCGGCTGGCCCGTGCGCTGAAGAAAATCCGGTGACCCGTGGCGCTCCCCGATTCACACCCGGCCAAAGGTTTGCTTCGCGAGACCGCGAAGCTGGTGCATGCCGGCGAGATTTTCGATGCGGCCCGGCTCGTGCGCGCCTGGGCGGCGCAGACGACGCCATCGGTCGCCAAGCAGTCGGTGGACACCAAAGCAAAAGCATTTGAACTCCTCAACATTCTTCTCCACTGGGCGCTGGCCAACGGGGCTTTTGAAGAAGCCGCACAGCTTCTCTGGACTCCCAACCAGTTCGACCCCCGACCCAATCATACGAAGCGGGTATGGTCTGCGGTGGACGAGCACGACTTTGGACTCCTCATGGGCGCCGGCAAACAGTCGAAGTCGTTCAGCATGGCCATTCGGTTTTTCCTCGAATGGTTGCGCGACCCGGAATACACCTCCGTCCGCGTGCTCGGCCCGAGCGAGGACCATCTTGAGGCCAACCTTTTTTCGCACCTAGTCACGTTGCACCGGGAGTCCGCCATCCCGCTCCCGGGCGAAATCGGCAAGCTGTTCATCGGGCTCGACCTTCGCAAGCGGCGCGGGTCCATCAGCGGCGTGGTGATTCCCCAGGGCAAGAAAGCCGCCGGCCGGTTGCAAGGTGTCGCCCGCTTCCGGCGCAAGGAATCCCACCCCGAGTTCGGCGAGACGTCGCGGCTGTTTGTGTTCGTGGACGAAATCAGCAACCTTCCCAAAGGCCTCTGGCACGACATCGACAACCTGCTCTCAAACACGTCGAAGCGCGGCGGGCTGAAGGTCTATGGCGCGTTCAACCCCGACGACCGGAACAACGACGTGGGCATCCGCACTGAGCCACAATTCGGTTGGTCCTCGTTCGACCCGGAGCTGCACTTCGAATGGATGTCCACGCGCGGATGGTTTGTGGTGCGCCTGGACGCGATGCAGTCGGAGAACATCAAGGAGAAGCGCGAGGTTTTCCCCGGCATGCAGACCTACGAGGGCATGCTGCAAATCGTGGCCAATGCCGGCGGGCTGGACTCGCCCGGCTACTGGACGATGGTGCGCGGCTGCTACCCGCCCATCGGCGTGGCGCTCGCGGTCATCCCGACTGGGCTCACGCTCAACCTCAAGTGCAGCGTCATCTGGTATGACACGCCGACGCCGGTCGCGGGGGCGGACCTCGCGCTCGAAGGTGGCGACGCGTGCAGGCTGTGCAAGGGCCTTTTCGGTCGCGCGGCCGGCGTGAAGCTGGGGCCGAGTCTGAAGCACCCCGAGGGCGAAACGATTTGGTTCACGGACCGCAACGGGCACAAGGCGCCGAAGTATCTGGCGCTGGCCGAGAAGATTTTCCCCATCGCCAACGGGGACACCTTCGCGGTCGGCGATGAAATCATGCGGCTGTGTCGCGCACTGAAGATTCGGCCGGAGCATCTCGCGGTGGACCGGACCGGCAACGGCCAGGGCGTCT